GCCTGGGGTATAAAGAAAGAATCTCTAATCAAAATAAAAGCTGTTCACCAAGGTGGTGAAGTCTTTATTCTGCAACATGCTCACTACTAGCACATACTTGAGGCACTGATATGCGGTAAAATCACCTTTCTCAGCTTCCTCAAGAAGTTTACCAAGAGCTGTACTATTCTCATCGGTTCTATATTCACTGGTTGAATACTTCATAGGAATAGTTATTTCCCAGTATTTCTTTGTCCTGTCTCTCCTCATTACACATGCGCTAGAGAGTGTTTTTAAAGCCGGTCGTCTAGCTCTCGAAGATGAATCGTTACTCCTAACAATGGACGAGTCAGATTCTCGATCTAGATACGGGTCATCATCATCAAATATCTGATTCTCTTGAAGAAAATCCTCAACATCATCTATGTTGAAGTCATCAACACAGTCAACATCATCTGCAAATTCCATGTCATCAGATATGTTTTCTGATATCTCTTCTATCTCAGCATCCTCAGTCCTCATATAGTCACTCTCTATTTGCTTCAGATCTTTCTCATCAAAGAAGCCAATCCTCCTAAGTTCGGATTCTGTTGCGATTGTTGGGTAATTGCTAGAGTCTATCATCCCATCGTAGAGTTTGATCTTCTGCAGCATTGTTGGAGCTGAGTAGCAAAGGTGCAGTATTGGATGTGGCTTTGATCTTTTGTTAGCTTTCGCACAGAGAAAATAATGCCCATTGAAATTTTCTATGTAGACGCTTATCTCATCCCGATCATATGCATTGAACACTACAACTTCATCAGATTGGAACTTTATGACATCCAAATTGTCTTTGGATATCTTTGGGTTAAAAATTGTCAAGTACTGTATCCAGCTCTCTCTGCCCTTGTCTTTCCCCTTTTGAATGGAAACCAAGCTGTACATTGTTATTCCGTTTTGCTTACCCAAGTTGTACTCAATCCCAGTAAATGAGCTACCCCTATACTTGACAACATTGGTTGGCAGCCTCATTTCTTTTAGGTGGATTGAATAGATTGGGTTGAGTTTTCTATCTTCAATTGCTCTCCTGTCTTGGTAAGACTTAAGCTTTATCACTGCATCAACGAACTGAGTGCGATCATCAAAATTTTTGCATGAGAAAACGTCTTCAAAAACCCAAGATAGATTTACTCTACTAGCTGGTTTAAAGAAACAAACTTCTCTAGAGTCAAGCCTTTCTTCGTCCCTTATGTTGTGCAATAGTTTCTCTTCATCATAAAGGTAAGAGAGCATCTTAGGTGTGACGCTATGAGTTAACCCTGACAACTTTATGCAGTTTGCTTCTAACCTTCCACCTTCCATGTAATTTGACTTTATAATATTGACAGACAAGTCATAAGATTGGTCCTTGCTCATTAAACACAACCTGAACGTCCCATCCACAAGCGTCATCTTCCGTAGTCTATTCTGGAGCACTATCTCATATGAGAGAAATTTATGTGGTTTTATAGAACTTTCTCCTCCAAAACAAGTGGGGAGGTACTTGAGCTTTTCTCTATCCACAGTTGTGCTTATTGTGTTATATGATAGTACAAAATCTTCCCTGTAAGCTTTCTTGAACGCATGCTTGTTGATAAAGGTTATCTTGAAAGTGTCTCCTATCGGTGATATAGAATCAAAGGTCTCATTGAGGGAGGACTCAAATGAAGATGCTTTTTCTTGATCTATCTCAACAGTGTAATCCAAACCCTTGGTAAATTCCAAGTAAGAATTCTGGAAACCAATCATGTACTCATTACAAAGGTCATTAAGTATTTGATCTCTACAGACTTTCGCATTCTTTTCCTCTATTCCAGCTTTCGCTGACAAGTAATTCATCATTACTGAGTTCAATCTATAAAGTTTCGCATTATCAGGTGTTTGAGGTACGCAGAATCTAGTTGCTGCTGATGGATGATCTGCAGTTTTGGACTCTCTAGAAGAGCATGTCATCAAGACAACAAGCATGGATCTCTTGAAACCGAATTTGCTCAACGGTATGTAGAGATCTTCATTGACGCCAGACAAGAACTCATCTATGGATCTAAATGCTCTTGGGTACCTTGATGGCAAACAGACACAGCCGCTCCTGGAGATTGAGTTTATCTTCAAACTCTTGTCATCCACAAGTTCTATCTCTTCATCTGGTTCGTGTGAGTTTGAATTTATCATAAGCTTTAGCGCAGTGGGAGTATCAAGAGTTCCAAACAAATCATAATTCTGCTTGAGTATCATGAACTGAGGGCACACTGAATTCGAAACAGGGCATAACCTAACTATGCCTCCTAATTCCAAGGGAATCCTGAACATCATTTCTGACGATTGTCTGAATTTTGTTATTCTACCCGTAACTATTAGATCCAGATGAGTGTTTATGAGCTGCACCCAAGTAGAACCTATCACTGATCCTTCATTTCTAAGGTAGTCAACTGCAGTGGTGTAGCACCTCAATGAAGACATTGACCAATCATAATCTGTACTTATATCGATGAACGACAATCTGCTCTTGATGTCCGGGTTGAAAGTTCCCCTATTAGTTCTGAAAACAGAATTAAACTCAAGCATGTGCTCTGTAAAGTTGCTCTTGTACATGTTCCTTTTAATCCCAATTGACTTTCCAATGTAGTCGTGTATGTAAGCAGATTTTGATATCAATTTGTAAACACCCACGTCATCATCCGACGACATGCGAAGTATCCTGACATAATCATCAGAGGTGTCGTATGAAGTAACCTTAATCTTTAACTTTCTCATATGCACTTCTTCAGACAATATAAGCACATCAGCTGCCAACTCAGATGAACAGTTGCCTAGAACACCTTGAAACATTCCTTGAAATGAGAAAAGTATTTGATTCATTGTGCTGGCAGAAGGGTAGTTGCTTATTCCTTCATTAAGCTCATACAGCTCAAGTATAGCTTTTGAAAACTCATTTGTTCCCGATCTGTTCTGATCTTCGTCCATCCTCTTCTTCAAGTTATCTGGAAGTTTGAATACTTTCACAGAAAACTGCTTGAAAAGCTCTATCACTAAGTCTCTTTGGCACCCAGTCATTCTAGAAGCAACAGTCATGCACAAAACATAACTCATCATTGATGGTCCCCACTGGGAACAATCAGCATTATCATTCACCACTCTTTCACCGGACAGTCTTAACTTTTTCATCTTTTCATACTCATTAGCAATCACTTCATCTTTCTCTCGGTATTCTATCAAGTTTGTGTAGTCTCCTATAGAATGGTTTATGTTCCTTATGTGTCTTGCTATTTCCTCTAGGACAAAGGCGTTCATCCTTAGAACGCTGTTTAAAACTGCTATTTCTCTTGGTCCTATTTGATCTTTGTGAACCATCTTAGCTACACAAAGCCTTTCAAGAGAGAGATTATAAATTACAACTGGCATCGCGTTTGTTGACATTTTTGACAGATCATCAAGCATGCTTGGAAGCAAGCTTTCTTTCTCAGACACGCCCACTTCATTGTTCTTCAAATCGTCTATGTTGGCATAGCTATCAGGGTTGGTCTTATTTTGGAAATCATAAAAGTTCCTCAGAACTGTTTGATATCCTTTTGCATTCTGGTTGTGTGTTTTGTGTACCGATTTGTTCCCAACTTTTAGTGTCTCTTCCTTATAGACAGAAATTCCTGTTGGTCCACAAGTTGCAACCGACCCTCTATTGTTTGCTATTTTTGACACATCTGCAGTCCTTAAGCAGTTATGGGCATTGTATTTCTTGAGAAAATCCTTAACTAGCATAGAGCCGCTTGCTGACGACAATTTCATCTTCCTGTGCAAACCAGCAACAACCGAAGCTACCACAGACATCACGTCGGACTTATAGATGCCTCCATCGACCGGGATGTGATACCTGAATAGCTCAACAAGCTCCAAAGCTGAGTTTGGAGTTTTTGTGTTTCTCATTATCCAGTCATCTTCAGAGTTTAAAGATTCGTGGAACAACTTATTGTTGGCCATCTCTTTCCTTAGGACTTGAGCTTCACTAGCTGTTTTTGTGTACCGCTGGACAGTAAGCATCTTGCAAACGTACATTGAGTTGAAAGCACTCTGATCAGAGCAGTTGTGTTTCTTCTCATGGGGAAATGCTATAAGCCACCCTTTGCCTGTTCTCATCCCATCCGGCAGCTCCTCATTGGACCTCACAGCAAACTCGGACATTAGACTAGCCTTCATCCCATTGTTTGATAACAGCTCAGTGAATGCTGTCATTTTAAGCATCCTAAAAAAGTAAAGAGCTTCTAAACTAGTTCTTATCTTTGGTAGGTACCAATCCATTTTCTTGTAAAGATCCTCAGTACCAACACTGATGCCTGTCGCATTCACAAAAGCATACCTTACTGACTCTGAACACTGTGAAAACTTGCTACTATTAACTGTCATGTACAAAGATGGTATAACTATGCTCTTCCTGAGGAAATTGTCCTCCACAGTTTCAAGCAGTTTGCTTCCCATTTCAACAGCTCTCTTTTCAAAAATCATGGTAGAGTATGATATATATTTGTGGAATATGAGGACATTCCAATCCAATTGAGCAGGGCTTGTAGTGAACCAATTGGATCTCCATTGAGTTCCCCTCCTAGCCACATCATCAATCTCCCAATCCTTGAACGCGCCCAATATGAAGCAGGTTTTGTCATTTTGTTCGTATTCAGTAGAGTTCGAATTAGAGATAACCAATCCCTTCCTCCCATGTATTAAATCAACTGAGAAAACACACTCATTTGTCATAACTGATCCACACTTGTTTGTGTATTTGTGTTTCTTCATCCCACAAGCTATAGCTGCATTTACCCGTTGGATCGTCCCAAATAACTCAGTTAGCTTTGTCGTTCCAATGAAATTTAAGGTGCTCTCCATTAGCCCTCTTGTAAACACGCTGTACTTGTTGTTGTCTCTTCCCTCATGGACATTCTTTGTCAGTGTCATCATGTCTAAACAGTAGGTATCAACTTCGCCTCTAGACGCTAGAACCTCTTCAACCTTCTCCATCCTGTGTTCGAGTTCTTCACCATCAACCTTTATATCCTCTCTGTGGATTTTTTGTTCTTTCAAGTAGTCTAAAATTGATCCATTTTTCCTCTTGAATTTTACAAGATCAACGAAGTTCCCTGTGACCTTGTCCTTAACACGAGTTAGTTTGAATTCTTCGTCTTCATAGTGACCAAACTTCATAGCATGATAGAACATGATAAAGACATTGTCTCTACAACCGTCGCTGTAGATGGCTTCAATCGTAGATAGGATGCTTGCCGTTCCCATCATCTCCAGACTCTGGTAAGGGATTGACCACTTGCAGTCACATGATTCAGATATCTTGTCATAGTAGTGTAGGCTATGTTTAGTCAGGGAGGTGGGGCATCTGTCTTTGAACTCTTTTAAGAGGTTTTGCGACTGAGGGTTGTTGTTACTAAGAGCACTGATTATTCCATCCTTGTTCTTTTCTATCCAGTTTGATGGGCTTGGACCTGTTCGTAGCTGAACTTGACCATCAGGTATGTTCTCTGAGTAATAGTCCAGAATCTCATCCATCTGATTTAGATCTAAGCTCTGTATGCAGTTCAGCCACTGGTCCATGCTGTCAAACTCCTTCTTAAAAATCTTTGGTTCCCTATTTTCAAGAACAATCTCCTGCTTGTAAAGATCCTTGTTGACTCGGTGCGATACAACCCTACTCTCCATCTTAACAACTGTGAATAATGTATCAAGTTTCTGGTACTTTTCCCTCACTTTCGCTGACTCTTCCCTCAAGAGGATCCTTCCGGAAGGCTTGTGGCTGACAGTGCAGTCAATCCCTATCAGGCCCCAGCTCTTTTCACTTTGAACTGAAACATCTGAATCTGACAACCAACCAGAGACCATTAGGTCTATGTCATTTAGATACCTGTGCTTGTCAGGCCCTGTTCCTTCTATTAAGTGTACAACACACCCCTCAGAGAGCATTCTCTTAGCTTCAATTATAGTTCCAATCATGTGAGCTATGACTGCATCTAAATCATCATCCCAGAATCCAATCAGAGTTGTGAGCTGGCCCCACTTCCTGCATAAGTTCAAATAACTTGCTTCAGATGGATCAATACCAAATTCGTGGAAATCATCACCCATCTCATCAAGCTCCTCCAAACTGTAACTCAAGCTGCTTATCTTCTCGACAAGATTGGGTTCAGTTATATCTTTACACAACTCATGCTCAATCTCTTCTTCTTCCCCATAG